TCTCCTTTTCGGCGTCGCCTTCGGGTGACTCAAGCTGAGCGATTTTCTCGCGCAACTCTGCGATCTCCTTTTCGGCGACATTGAGTACACCCTGGTACTCGCTGAGATCCTCCTCGCTGACCCACCGCCCCTCCCCAGAAGGCGCAGAGGCCGAAAGCCGGAGCTCGTAGCTTCGCGTGAGTTTAGCGATCGCGTCCTGGTGAAACTCGCGAGACACCATGGGCGGCAACTGCGGGGCGGCAGGGGCGGTGGCTTTTAGGCCCCGCTCCCTCCACCTACGTTGTGAAAAAATCCCCATGACTTAGCCGATGTAGTCGCGCACGTTGTGGGTGATGCGAACGACGCCCGGGCGCGCGCCCATGCGACGACGGCGATACATGTGCGCCGCGTAGTACAGATGCATCGCAAAAAGATCGGTATCCTCTGCGATGTCAACGTCCGTCTTTGCACCGAGACGTTGCGAGTTGTACCAGAAGATCGCTGCATCCTTTTGAAGGATGAACGTGTTCGCCTGGAGGTTTGCGGTAGCAGTCCACTCGTTGTCGGCGTTGAACGTGCCGGCCGCAAATGCCACCGTGATGCCGGTCTTGCCGTTGTTTCCAACGAGCGAGTCAACGGCAGTGTCCTCAAGAGCCACAACTACCGCAGCGGCAGGGGTTACGATGGTCGCTGACCAGTTCTGGCCACCGTCGGTCGAAAACCTGTATGTGGCCGTAGCGTGAGCCCCGCCCAATACGCACTCGATCTTCAGGTTCCACGGGCCCGTCGGTTCACCCGCGAGGGTAAGCACTGGGGGTGAGGTACCCGCGGAGGTCACGGAGCCCATCGTTGACCCATCAAGGGTGGTCGAGTCGCTCACCACGATCGGGATCCCCGACAGGCGATGCTGGACGATCCCGTCCTTGATATCCATCGTGTACATGGGGCGCCCGTTGCCGTCGGTAAGGAGTTCCAGATCCGACAGGGTGAGCGAATGCATCCCGATCGCTACGATCCCTTCGCGATCGTCGCCAAGCAAACGAAGAGACTGGGTGAGGTGGCGGGGCTCGAAGTACACCGGGCTGCCCGAGCTGTACTTGTCATGAACAAGGGTGGTGTCCTTGATCTTGCTCATGATGATGCGATCCATCTCGCGCTCGGCCGCCTGCATTGCCTGGTCGGCAGCTTCTGCGACTGGGTCGCCAAGCTCTGGCGAACCTGCCGCGACGCCCTGGGCGAGAACGGAGGTTTCCACCATCAATGAGCTTCGACCAACGGTCGCTTGCTCACTGGTCTGCGCGATCTTCTGTGCGGTCGCGCTCGATCCTTCGGGGTTGTCCGCGAAACCGCCGAGAACTCCGTAGTACGGCACGTCCACGGTCTTGTTGATTGCTCCCGGTCCACCCTTGGGGAACGTGGGGAGAACTCGCACGGCTCCGCCGCTGACGAGGGGCGAGCCCATGAATGCGTTCTTGCGCTTGAAGCGGCCCCGCACGGCGTCGATGAGCACCTGAGCAGAGAAGAGATCGGTTGATTGAGTAACAGCCATTTGAAATAGTCCTTTTCTTACGTGTTTGAGCGGTTTTTCGGACGCACTGGTCCGTCAAGCCGCCCAAACCAGGCGGCCCTGAAAGTCTTGTTGATGAGATTGTTGTGAGGTGTGGGCGGCTTACTTGGCCGCGAGTTCAAGCTCGGGCATGCCGCGCTTTTCCCAGTCGGCCCGGACTTGCTTGAACAGGTCTGGGTCTGAGTTCTGGAGTTGGACGCGCTCGTAGTTCGAGAGAGCCTCGTATGGTTGGATCGCGTCGCTCGCGGCGACTGGCGTCTGGTTCTCGCCGTCCTTGTTGGTCAGTACAGCGTTTGCGGACTTCTTGCTCAGGTAGGCAATCGCCCCCTTCACTGTGAACTCCTTCGCATCCACCTGTGCCAGCAGCTCAACCCGATCGCTCGGTGTGATTTTTCGCTCCGCCTCGGCCTTGGTTAGAGCCTGCTCAAGCTCGTTCCTCTCGGAAGCGGCCTGAATCTCTGCGAGCTTGGTCTCGGCTGCGGCCTTCGCTGCAGCGTCTTCCTTCCAGGCCTTGATCGCTCCCAGCGCTTCCTCGCCGGAGGCCTCCACTAGGGCCTCAATGCGCTGAACAAGGTTCTGCTGACCGGAAAACTCGGCAGCGGTCTTATTCAACGAGGCGATCGTCTTGATGGCGGCTTCTTCGTCTTGGACTCCGAGAGCAGCAAAAATAGCTTTCGACATGTTTGTTTCTTCCTGCTGCTCTGCAGCGTTGAAAGGCAGATCGGACTGAGCCGTCTCCTTGGGTACTTTCTTGATCGCCGCTTGCACGTGGGCGGGAACGTTGTGGAAGCTCGAAAAGTCGAGCCCCTTGAGAGCGGACGCAGCAAGCCGCGCTTGAGCCTTGCCGACTTGATCAACGAAGCCCTTTTCCTTGGCCTCTTTCGCGTCGAGCCACGTCTCCGCGTCCATCATCTGAAGGACTTCGTTGCGCTCTAGGCCAGTCTTCTCGACATACACGTCCGCGATGTTGTCCCGGAGCTTGTCGAGTAGAGCTGCGTAGCGACGTAGGTCGTCCGCTTCCCCCATGACTCCGCCCCACGGGTTGTGAATCATGAGCATGGCGTTCGATGCGATCCGCACCTCGTCCGCCGCCATAATGATGACCGAAGCCATCGAAGCGGCGAGGGCGTCCACGTCGACCTCGACGCGCGCCGGGTGCTCCTTCAGAAGGTTGTAGATCGCGAACCCATCAATCACGTCCCCGCCGGCGGAGTTGACACGGAGCTTGATGTGCGAAGCGTCCTTGTTCCCTTTGAGGAGATTTCGGATCTTCTTTGCGGATACCGCGTCACCGTTCCACCACGACTCGCCGATGACGTCGTAGATGTCGATTTCCAGCGTTTTTGACCCCTCGCCACGAAGCGTGAAGCCCCACTGGCTGGTCATCGCTTGAGCCCCACGATCCCGGTGGCGCCGGTGCCCGTTGCGCGAACCTCTCGGACGGCAAACCGGTAGACTGTCCCGGTGATCAACCCGGTGTAGTTGCAAACCTTGCCCGTATCGTCGAGCACGCGAAGGGTCCCCGTGCCGCCGCCGATGTAGATAGCATCTAGGGGACCGTTCGGGACGCTGGCCCCAGCGGTGTCGCTCGGGGTGATCGGGATTTGTTGGGAATATCTTTCCATGAGACAAAAGTCCTCCGCCCGGCTCGCCAGCTAGGGCGGTCGGGTCTAAAGTTGGCGGCATGCCGCTACCGAATTGGCAGTTCCGTTTTCAGATCGTCATGGACCTGGTCATCGGGAGGTTGGTTGGGACTGGTTGGCATTTGATGCCACCAGCACCGAGCTTTCTCGCCTACGCTGAGTGGCGCGCATCGCTGCCAAAAGAGAAGCTATTCAGTCTCTCTTTGGACTATCTTGATGATGTGGACGTGGACGTGGTGGTCATGCACATCTACGAACGCGGGATCGACGGTCAACGTCGATCTTTTTCTATGCCGATTGATGAACAGGCAACGTGTGAAGCCGTGGCAGCTTCAGTGGTTGAGCAGCTGCTATCTTTCTCCGCTGCTTAGTACTCCGCGCCTTCTTCTTCTTCGAATTCTTCCAGCACGAGAGGCTCCACCTCGGGAGCCTTGATGATGCTGACCATCATCCACTTGTTGCACGGGCGGTTCATCTCGTTTCGAAGGAACCAGTCGAGGTGGGTCGGGTTGCTCCGGTCGAGCGGCTTTCCCCGGGAAGGCATTGGCCCATCCGGGACTAGCGGTGTGCCGCTTAGGTCACTCCTCAGCTCCTGAGCAAACACGGTGCCGCCCTCTATCTTGCCGCCAAGGTGGGCGACTGTACCATCAGAGAAATGCCAGGTGGTCATCGTCCAGCAAGCTGCCCGAGAGTGAAGAAAAAGAGTTCCGGGTCTTTGTGTAGCAACTTCTTCAGGGTACCCCAAAACCGTTCACCGGCAACCATGAGTTCCACGGCCGAGGTGGTGACCTCAGTGGCGTTGCTGGCGTAGAACCTCCCTATGTAGGGGTGGATAAAATCGTCTTCCTTGCCTATCGCATCCTTATTTGCGACCGGAAGCGGAACCAGAGGGAGGCCTTTGGTCCGGGCTTCGCGAAAAGCCAGGGCTCTCGCTGCCAGTTGTGGGTTCAGGAACTCTAGGGCGTGCACCCACTCGTGTTCAAGGATCCCCACTTCGGTTGAGTGCTTGATTAGCTTTTCGTGCGGCTTGTGTGCGCCGCCAACCTTGAGCTTTTGAAATCTGTAGTCTTCCGGGTGAACCATGTCCGGCCCGGTCATCTCGGTGAAGAAGGTTTGCGCCCTTTTCCCGGTGCCAGTCTTGGGAAGATTCACCGCATTGATCTTGGGGCGGTCCGGAATTGCCCGAAGGTGTCCGGCTATGCCAGCAGCCGCTTTGCGGATTGGGTCCAGTTCTCCGCCAGACCTCCGAAGGGTTCCATCGGCGCCTTTGAGGCTCTCCAGCATGGCCCGGGTCGCATCGGTGGCAGGCAGGCGCGTGAGCTGAGCCCGGACCTCCTCGATGGGGAGATCCATCCCGGTCTCGTAGGACGCCTTACCCCAGCCAAGGGCTGGGGCCGCTTCGCCGTAGCGGTCGCGATATTTATCCGTCCACTTGTCCGGGTCGTGAGGCGTCTCGGGAGCCGGAGCCTCTCGAAGTAGGCGCTTTCGATCCAGCTCGGTCGCGATCCGCTTTTCGTAGCGATCCTTGTCGGGTCGCCAGCCGTTGGTCGTGTTGGGGACTTCCCCCCAGCCGCCGGCAGGGCTCTGCTCGCTCGGCTCGGTGGTGATGCCCTGGCGCTTCGCCTCCGACTCACGCATGGAGCGAAGGGAACTTCGACATCGATGGTGCAGAGGAGGAACTCGTGATTCCCACCAGGGGTCGTCCCGGGCGAGGATAGTGCCGTTGCATGCCTGGCAAATGGGAGTGGTCCCGTCGTCCAGAACAGCGTCAAAAACTAGGTAGGGGCGGAACTTGGCGACGTCAGGGTCGCTCATCTGCTCCCAGCGGCCAGCGTTGTAGGCCCGCTGTGTTGCGTTCCGGAACACTGTCTCTGCGTGAGCGTCGCTGAACAGGTCGTTTCTAACCCGCTTGCGCCACTCCTCGAAGGGCTCGCCGGCCTCCAGGGCTTTGGTGATTTCGTCCTGAACTCGCTGGATCTGGTCAGCCTGAAGGCCTGCTCCAACCCAGAACGCGTCGCGGCGTTGGGAAGGCTCCATGCGGGCCACCTGGGCCTTGGTCACAACGGTGCGCGTCATGAACCAGTCGACGGCCTCGTCGAATCGTTCGACGTCAGCTCGGGCTGCCCAGGTCATGCGTCTTGATTCACTGCTCGGTGACCTGCCAGGCGGGCCATGGTCATGGCTCTCCAGACGAGGTCTGAAATCTCTTCAGCGCTCAGCTCGGCATATCGGGCCGTCAGTCGAGCGCGCAGGTCGCCGAAGTCGGTGGCCGCGTCGAGCTCCTCGAGAATGGCCTTCCGTGTCTCGTCGAGCGCCTTGATGCCGTCGGCCGTGGTGTTCTCTGTCAGCGTGTCAACGTAGAGCTGTCCCTCGATGAACCCGCGGTTTTTGGTGACTGAGGCTCCAGAAGCCAGCGCGAAGGCGAGACCTTTAGGCGCTTTCTTGGGTAACTTTTCGCCCTTGGCTGCGTCTTCGTCTTCGTTGTCCGGTGGGTCACCCTCGTCATCAACAGGATCCACGACAGGTTGCGCCGCCTTCTTCTCCGCGGACCGCTGCTCGTCGGTCTTGCGACCCTTGATCCAAGTGAAACCGAAATCCTCGGCGAATTCCTTTTCGTCGATGATAAAACCGATGCGATCGAGGACCTCGGCGCCTTCGGCTGCGGTCTTGGTCATTTCAGCCTTCGCTTGCTTGTCCTCCTCGGGCTCAGTCGGGTACTTGGGGTAGGGAGCAAGGCGCGGGTCGCCGAAGTTAAACTCCGCCCACCAGACAAGAGACTGGTCGTGCAGTGTGGTCGAGAGGCCCTCGCCGTCGAAGCGGAGCTTCGGGGCCTCGTTGCTCCTTGCCTGGCTCTCGGTGGCCGCCTTCGAGCCGGCCTGGTCAACGTTGGTTGTGAGGTTGCCGCCTCGGATTCGGATAGCGATCGCACGGTTGGCGAGCTCTATCTGGGCTTCGTAAATCTGCTTGGTGTTGGCGGAGATCTCGAGAATGTCGAGCTTCCAGCCTGCCTGCAGGACGATGACAGCATCCTCGCCTGAGTTGCTCAGGTCCGACGCTAGCTGCTGGCGTTGGGCGCTAAGGTCACCGATCGGGTTTTCGGTCGTATTGGATGCGACGGTGATCGCGCCCTTTTCCGAGTGCCTTGAGTAGTCCTGGGCCGCAAGCCACTTGAAAATGACCCACCGTGCGAGAGACCGCCAAAGGCCTCTAGACCATGGCCGGAACTTGGTGAGCGAATGAAGCACCCAGGTGCCGTCACCCGGAACGATGGGGAACTCTTTGTTCTGCGCGTCTTTGCCGAACCAGCCCGCTGTCGTGAAATCGTAGCGGAGGTTTTGCGGGTGCCAGAACTCGATATTGGGGAGGACCCGGTTTCCATGTCCAGGCAGCGGTGCTGTCCAGTTGTGACGGCCTGGTGCTACCCCAAGAAGGAGCCTCCATGCGACGAGCTGCTCTAGCTCGCTCTCCGGGTAGGCTCGCCAGAAGTCCATACCCTCATCTAGGGCCTTGGTAACGACGTTGCTCCGTCGCCTGTCGCCGATGGGCTCGAATGTCGGGGTCAGTCCAAGAAGCGCGTGGGTGCGTGACTCGATGCCGGAACAGACCGCCTCGTCGCCCAGAAGCCACTCGCAGATCGAAGCCGCGTAGAATAGGTTCCCTGAGTCGGCCTGCTGCTCGGCGGCCCGCACCTTCGCCGGCGTCCAGTGCGTGTACGTGCGAACCGTGACACGGCCGGGGCTTCGCTGCTCATCGTTCGCCAGTTTCTGTAGGCGTGGGGCGAGCGTTCTGGCTGCTTCGGACATGGGTTAGAATTCGCGGGTAGATTTGATGGTAATGACCCGACCGCCATCATCGGATGAGGGGCGGAGGAGTTCGTATGCGTTGCCCAGACCGTCCACGTCGTCGTCCCTTTCCTTGCCGTTCCCGGTGAAGCCGGAAACCACCGCCAGGAAGTCACCGAGCCACACTGCGGCGTCTGGGAAGACGTCCTGGTCTGGGACCAGGATCCGCCC